GTTGCTGTCATTCCTGCAAAAGCATTTGCTTCAGTTGCACCTTCTAAAAAGTTAGCTGGTACTTGTTCCTGTGCGCTAAAAGTCAGCGTATATCCGCTCATATCAGCCATTCCGGATCCCGTAACTATCGAGCCTCCATTTACATCACACCCGTGTTCTGCCCCCATTAAAAAAGCATTACCATTATAATCTTGTACAATTATATGTGGACGACCATAAGACATTAATTTTAGTTCTTTATTATCTTGAACTGTTAACTTCTTTAATGTAAGATTTAAAGTTTGATCAAAAAACGTTGTACCGTTTTCTCTTGATGATGTAATAGCTTGTTCAAAGCTGCTATTACCCTTTAATTCATACTTAAATACTGTTACAGCACCTAGGCTATCTACAACGTCTGTATCTGTACTATCATACGATATTGTTATATCGCCAAAGTCGCATAGATACACTGCTTTAATGCCTCCAACCGAATCTTTACACGGTTCTTTTCTTCCTTTTGTTAAATCACATGCCATCTGTATTTATTTTTAAATTAAAAAAGGGTAGGTCGGCACTTATTGGCTTACCCACCCTAATTTATTGGTTAATTATTTATTAAGAGTAAAGAACAATATCAGAACCGATACCATATTGGATACCAGCACTAAATCTCATTACTACTCTAACGTTTTGTGATCCATCAATATCAGCCATATCAATTACCTTAACTTCATTTTGATCGTTCATAAGTCCGCAACCAAAGAATAAATTTGATTTTTCAGCAGCTACCATTGTGTTATCAGCGAGACCATTTGCTACAACAACTTTTACACCATCAAAAGAAAGTGCACCACCGTTATACCATTGTGTTCCCTTGTTGTCAGTACCAGCAGCACCTAAATTGCTTGCAAATCCTCCCAATGCTCGTACATAAGCTCTTGCAACGTTTTGACTAACATAAATAAATAGATCTTCTGAAGTATAAAGGCTTGAACCTAAAGCATCAATTACAAGACCCATTTTATCTACAACATTTGCAGAAGTTACAGCTGCCCCAGCACCTACGTCTGTTACATCACCGTCTGCTAATAGTAAAGATTTAAATCCTGCAAACTCTCCATTATTTGCAGCAGTTCCATTCCATATATTTTGTTCTGTTTTTTGTGCTACTTTAGCAGAAACGTGAGCAATTAAAAAATCCGCAAAACTTGAAGGTAAGCTATCAAAAGCTGAATAACCCATAGAAATTGCATCCCAATCAGATTGAAAGTCTTTTTTACATAATTGTAAATTTACTGATTGATATTCTGGTTGCAAAATTCGTTCAGTTAATGTTAAGGTTGAAGTTGGATCAAAATCGCACGATGCATCTTTTACAAGTCCATCAGTATTTACTTTTTTAATCACTTCTTTAAATTTGATATTTGGTTTGATTGTAATTAAACCATTATCTAAAGTTGAACCACTTAGCAAAGCTGCGGCTATAAATTGCCCTGATGCCTCTCCGGAATAAGTGGTTGTAATATTAGTTGTTGTTGCCATTTTATATTTTTTATATATTAATTATTATGATTCACTAGCCCATACACCGTCTCCACCAGTTAAATACCAGTCTGTAAGTGCTACCGCTTTAATTGAACACCAGTCTCCTTTATTTGCTGTTGCTTTTGTATTAATCCAGTCTTTATCATCTACGCCACCTGATTGAATTGCTGCTACGGTTCCGTGTATTGCATCTGTTGCTGCTGGACTTATTGTGATAATATTGTTTCCATCTGCTCCAGTATTTCTAAATGTAAATTCCATACCTATATTATTTGCTGTAATTGCAGGTAAAGTCATTACTTTAGCATCTGTTGCTATGTTAAATTCTTTACCAGCGTCATTTACACTAATATCTTGAGTTGTAGTCAAAGTTTCTTGCTTTGTTCTTGCTCTTAATACGTCATTACTTGTTGTGATTGTTGTTGACATTTGTTAAAATTTATTTATTATTATTTATTTGCTATTCTTGACATAACCCTATCTAAAGTTGTAGTCACTCTATTTTGACCGTGTAAATTTAAATTAGGTTTAGATTCACTTTCCGGGTTGTGTTTTACTTTTTCTACTTCGGCTAATTCTTCTTTTTCAGCATAAACAGTTTTAGTAGTTGTTTCTTCTGATTTAACCGGCGTTTCAATTTCTTCTGACATTTCTTCCTCTTTTGGTAAAATTGCCATTTTTATTTCTTCAACCATTTTTTTAACTTCTTCAAGTTCTTCTTTGGTTGCATAGTTTAATTCTTCTTCTTTTTCAGCTTCTACTTCTTCTTCTTTTGCTTCTTCTTCTTCAAGTTTACCAATTGATTTAATAATTCCTTCTTCTTCAACAATTAAAGATTCACCATCAACTAATTTATATTCTCCAACTGGCAAAGCAACCTTTTCATCTTCTGTTACTATAAACACTTCTGAACCTTCTTTAAATTCTTCTGATTCAATAACAGCCCCATTTTCAAGTTCAGCTTGTGCTAATTGCACTTCTTTGTTTTCATCAGCTAATTCAACGCCAATTACTTCTTTTACTTTATTAATAATTTCTGTAGCTTTCATAAATTTTTGTTATATTATTGTAATAACCTTATTTATATAATTGATTTTAATACTTTTTGCTATATTTTTATTAGTTAGCTGCTAAACAAGCTGCACAATTATTATAAGAAGTAGCAGCACTCACTTCAAAATGCCCATTATTTCTAGTAGCTGTAATTGTATAACAATCTGTATGGTTATTATGTACAAATGTTAAGTAATATATATCACCTACTGTTAAATTTATATCGTGCGTATGTATATGTTTAGTTCCTCCACTACAATTTGTTACAGTGTAAAATCTAGTAACAGAAGTTTTAGTTATGTTCCCAATGCCTTGTGCTTGTAAACTACCATCGCAACATTTTCTTGAATAGGTGCCGTCTGGACATAAGCAAGCTCGCCTATCATTGTTAGGACTAGGTATTTTCATATTTTTATTTTATTGGTACACAATTAGGAACACGTCTGCCGTTTTTCATTTTAAATCCAATCATTTCGTAACCTGATGTACATGGCTTTTTTAAATCTTCTTCTAACATATCTAATTCTTTCAGTTTTGATCCTGCCCATCTTAAACCAGCCTTTCCTCCCCACAACAAATATGATATAGTACCACACGCTTTTGTATTACTTTCATCGTAATATTCTTGCGCCCTGCTTAAATAGCTAAACATTCTTTTTATTGTTTCTACCGTAATTGGTTTTCCTTGTGCTAATTGTTGTGCTCTTACTTTTCCTACCTGTGTAGCACATTTATTATTATTTTTTTCGTTTAATTTAATACCTTTTTTAGCATTGTTTTTAACCCCGCTCGGGTAATCACTATAAGATTTTAAATTTTTTTTTTCAAATAAGTTTTTTAATTTGTCAATTTTAGCTTGTGCTTCCTTTTCTAACTTATCTTCTACTGGTTCATTTGGTCTTTGTAATTTATCTGCAAAATATCCTTCAATACTAAATCCTTTAACTTCTCCAGACTTTACTTGTTGCCATACTTCATCATTATTTACTTTCATTGACACCATCCACGTACCAATAGGTACATTTAAATCGTACATTCTACTTTTATCTTGTTCACTTTCTACTATCCAACTTTCAACGGCGGTTAAACCTTTTAGTTCTAACTGGTGTTCTAGTGTTGTATTGTTTTGATTGCCTTTTATAAAAAATAATTCGCTGGCTTTCCTTACAGTAGCTTGTGAAAAATATATATAATATTCTGATTCTTTTGATTGTCTATAAATAGGTTTGTTTGGAATTAAAGCAGCACCCATTAAAATACGTTTTTCTTTATCTACAGTTGCTAATTTAAATTCTTGATTTTTTAATGCTAAAAAATTAGATTCAATGGCCGGATTTTCAACTACTGAAATAGCATCTACTCCTGACACATCATCATCTTCATCTATAAAAAGTTCTATAATATCCATATTAATATAATAATTTAATTTGTTTTTGTTTTATTTTATTAATTTATTTAAAGCGTTTTGAACTTCATCTTTTGTTATATTTAATTTAAAAGATAAATCAGCAGTCCATTGATATTTCTGTTTTCCATCCACTAACAAGATAATAACTGGTACTGCTTTAATGCTTTTTTTAATGTCGGGTGTTTGGCTTTCTAATAATGCAAAATCTTTTTTAATTTTTACGTTATTATAAAAAGCAGGTAAATAATCTAAATTAATGTCATTTTTTCTATTCCATTGTGCATTAATTTGTAATAACCTTATTTCAGATTGTAGCATACTAAAAGAACTTAATAATCCAATAATTAAAATTAAAAATAATAATATAAATTTTTTCATTAGTTCGTTTTTATTTTATACAATCGTTCTTCTATTTTATCTAATTTATCGCCGTTAGAATTTACTTTGTCTTCGGTATTTAATATAGACTTTCTAATCATTTCATCCTTCATATCATACTCCATGCGTGATATTTCAGGCTCAGGTAAAAGCTTAGCTTCGTCAATTTCTGATTGTAAAGCAAACCACATACCTATTAAAGTTGATAATCCAACCCCTATTGCTATTAAAGTTTTTATACTTATTTGAAACTTTGTTTCTTCGTTTAATTCTTCCATTAATTTATTTTTTTCTACAACTTCCTTTTGAAAATTCT